GGCCGCTTCGCAACAGCGGCATCGACCATCTGCGACAACAGGGGGGTCACATCCTCCACCGTCACGCTGGTGCCTGGCTTGCCCGGCTCCGGCGGCGGCAGGTCGGCAACCGCGGCGGCAATGCCCTGGGCGATCAGCGGCCTCACCTCGTCGAGCGTCACACTCGTCCCCGGCTCTGCTGGAGGCCGCTTCGCGACGGCGGCATCGATCATCGCCTGCATCGCCGAGAGATCGATGGGACCGCAGTTGATCAGCTCGCCATCAGTGCGCACGAGCACCAGGTTGCCGGCGCCATCGACGAGACCTCTTGCGACGCCCATGCCATCTCTGGGCACCGGCGCATTGCGAACCGCCGCCTCCAGATCCTTGATGCGCCCGATCGCGCCGGAGACCACGGCGACGAGGCGCGCGAAGGCCGTCGGCTGCTTCGGGCTGCCGCCCGTCGCCTTGGCGAGCACCACCGGGTTGCTCCGCGCCATCACGCCGCCTCCAGCATGGCGACCAGCTGGTCGACCATGGCGTGTGCATCGGCATCGTCGGGCAGGTCGTCGGCCGGGTCAGCGGCCGGCGGGGCCGGCGGTACTGCCGGCTTCGGCGCCTCGGTGCCGATCTTTTCCAGCGTCGTGTACGACTGCTGCATGGTGTGCTTGTCGCCGGCGTTGCCGATCGTGTTCTCGTCCTCGAGCTCGAGGATGCGATTGGCGCTGTAGGCGCCGACCTCGCGCATCAGCTTGTAGTATTCGCCCCGGGTCTTGGAATCGCCGCGCATCAGGGCCCGCATGTTCATCTTGGTGTAGAGCTTCTGCCGGTTGTTGACGCCGAACAGCTTGTAGTCGGCCTCGTCCTCGAACCGCTTCACCCAGGGCGACACGCTGTCGATGACGACTTCGATCGCCTGGTGCTCGATGTTCGAGAACGTCGCGCGGAGGAGGTGCATCACCTTGTGCGGCGGCACGCCAAACCAGCGGCAGACTTCCTCCACCAGGTACTGGTGCAGTTCGAGGAGCTGGGTTTCCTCGGCATTGAGGCCGATGCGCTTGTAGTCCGCGTCATTGTCGACATGGACGGTCGTGTGGGCCTTGCCGATGCCCTTGTAGAGCTCGTCGAACTCCGCCTTCTGGCGCTTGAGCCCGGCCGGCGATAGCCCCTTCTTGTTGATGACGACCCCGGAGGGGTTCGCACCATTGCCGAAGAACTGCGCACCAAAGAGCTGAGCAGCCTTCGCCCAACCGAGCGACTGGCTGGCATAGTTGATGACGTTGACGCCGACCACGCCCTCACCGAAGCCGCGGATATGGAACAGGTCGCGATACGGAATCTCGACCTTGCCGCCGTCGATATCGCCATAGAGCTCGCCGGTTTCGGGATCCCGGCACAGCGCGCAGCGCTCCGGGTGCAGCGGCCACAGCGCGAACGGCCGTCCGGCCTGGTCGCGCTCGATCTCGGCATAGCCATTGCCCCAGCGCAGCGCCCAGTGGGTGAGCGTCTCCCGGAACTGGAACGAACTCCACTCCGGATTCGGGCGCTTGCTGAGCAGCCAGTCGACTGTGTTTCGGTCTTGGATTTGAGCGCCCTTGGCGCCGCTCTTCATCGCATGCCAAGGCAGCACACCCACCGTCTGCGACAGATAGCGCAGGCACGCCCACACCGCCGCGATCGTCACCGCCGTGTCGGGCGTCACCGCGACGCCGGCCATGGTCCGGCTGCTGGTGCTGACGCGTGGCGCAGTCTCGCCACGGCGTTCGGTCGTCAGCCGCGCGGCCATCGCCCGCAGCGTGTCGGCCACGCCCCAGCGCGCTGCCTCAAGCATAGTCTTCGTCCCGGCCGCCGCGGGCATCGAGCGCCGCATTGAACAGCGCCACGGCCTTGGCCCAGTCCGGATGGCTGGGGTCTCTCAATACCGACATATCGACCTCCTCCATCGGCTGATCATCGTCAGCCTCGTCCTCGTCACCGTCGCCGAGTTGGTCGTAGACCGACCGTCCAACGACAGGGTTTGTCTGCATCACAGAAATCGCATCGAGCAGCGCCATCACCGGGTCGATCTTGGCGTCGCCGGCGTTCTGCTTGGTGGCGCGGATCGCCGTCGCCGTGGCCTCGATCTTCACGTTCGCCACGCACCAGCGCATCAGCCCCGACTTCGCGACCTTCATCGTCTTGTTGGCCAGCTTGCGCTCGCTGCCCTTGAGCGCGTGCATCAGCCGGATACCCTGCCCCACGCCGACCACGAGACCGGCCTCGGCCGTGACGCCGATGAACGACAGCGCGTCCATCAGTTCCGAATAGGGGCCTTCCATGTCGAGCGCGACCGCGGCCAGCTTGCCGGCGCGTTTCGCCTTCGCCACCATGATCACGATGCCTGCCACATCCTTGGGCAGCAGCAGCTCGTCGATCTCGGCTTCGCTGACCAGCAGGTCCTCGACCTCGGCGTAGATGTCCACGAACTCTTCGTCGATGATGAAGAGTTCGCCGTCCTTGTCGAAGTCCTGCAGCCGGCTGGCGATCGACTTGCGCTCCTCGAGCACTGTCTCGTGCGCCCAGGCGGTGCCGAAGCCAAGCCAGGTCTTGGTCAGTTTCTCGCGGCCCACCGCGGCGGCGCCGAAGAGGTCGTCGAGGCCACCGCCATCGGCGCCGATCACCACCGCATCGCTGCGCTCAAGCAGCGTCGCATAGGTCAGCGTCGGGTCTTCCGCCGCCTCCCAGAATTTGGCGCCCTTCCACGCGTCCGTCTTCTGCCCCACGCCGATCTCGATATTGAGATGCTGGCTGGCCCAGATGACGATGGCATGGACGCCCTTGGCCTTCTCGGTCTCCCAGTCGGCCACCAGGCTATCGAGCTGCACCGAGCGCCCGAGGTTCGGCATCACCATCGGCCAATTGGCCGGGTTTTGCCATTTGTGCGGGTTGCGGGCGATATCGTCCGGAAACTCGTAGAGCACCGGCAGCATCGGCCGCCCGACCTTGCCCCGCATGTCGCCGTCGCGGATCTTCCGCGCGGTGATCAGCTCGTCCTTCCAGACGCCGCTGGGGGGACTGTCGCTCTGCGTCGTCGTCATAAGCAGGACGCCCTCAGGCGTCTTTTCGAGACCGCCGCGAATCTGCCGCAGCACCTTGGCCGCCTGCGGGAACGCGCCCAGCAGGTGGATTTCGTCGAGCAGCGCCAGGATCAGGATCGACCCGGTCAGGATGTTGACGTCGAACGTCTTGATCTTGAGCTCGGAGCCGTTCGAGAGGTCCTCGATCGTCTTGATGTGGTCGCGCGGCCGGAAGCGTTTCTTCAGGTCCCGCGACAGGTCGATCATGCCGACCGCCTTGTCGTAGGCGTTCTCGGCGATCGCGTGCGACGGTGCCACGAACAGCGCCTCGGCGCGCGGCCGCAGGTTCATCATCAGGCAGGTCAGGCAGAAGCCGGCCGAATAGGTCGTCTTCGACGATCCCTTGGGCAGCATCGCCAGGATGTCGCGGATGAACCGCAGCCGGAGCTCCGGGTTCCAGGAGCCGAACGCGGCCCGGACGATATCGCGGAACCACTGCCCGGCCGCATCGCGGAGAAACGGCAGGTCTTCCTGGTCGGGCAGCTGCAGCTCGTCGAAGATCCGCAGCGCCATCTCGGCTTCCGCGTTGACCAGCGGCAGGTCCGGGACCAGCGACCGGCCCTCGCGGATCCGCGTCTCCCAGTCCGGGCAGCTGAGATCCCACATCGGGCTAGTTCGGTTTCCCCGACTGGCGCTGCGCCATCAGCTGGCCCAGCGGCGTCGACTCGTCCGGCGTCTTGGCATCGACCAGCGCCTGCTCCTTCTTGCCACGCTTGGGTTCTCTCACCCTGCGCTCGCCGAAGGTCGAGCCGGCCAGACTCGCATCGTGCTTGTCGATCAGCTTGATCGCCATCTTCATCATCGACGCGCTGCCCGCATGGGCCTCGCGGATGGTGGTCGCGATCAGGCTTGCCTCCAGCGCATCCCGCGCCTCGTCGGCCAGCTTGAGTTCGCGAAAATAATGCTTGCGCAGCGTCGGCGCCGAGATCCTCAGCGCCCGGCCGATCCGCTCCTCGTTCCAGTCGAAGGCCAGCAACATCCTGACCTTCAAGCGGTTTTCCTGAGTGGGGATATGCGGGGGTCGCCCGCGCCGCCCGAACCCATCGGGGATCGGATCGCCGAGCAGGTCCAAATTTTCACTCACAAGAAAAAAACCTCCGAATGAGCCCCATGCGGTTGGGGCCCCGGGGGGGTGGTAGGGATTGAGACCCCCCTCCCTCCCCGTCATCAGGCGCCAAGCCGTGCGGCCCGCGCCATCGTGCCCTTGGCTGTATTATGCCTGACGCAGAGGCACTGCCCGTTGTCGGGATCGGTGGCTGACCCGCCATCGGCCCGCTCCACCACGTGATCGGCGACCATCCGGTCTCCGCGGGCCCGCGACCTGGTGCACCGCACCCCGTCCTCGACCCATTCGCACCGCCACCCTGCCCGCTCGCAGACCACCTGACGGAAGGCCCGGTGCGCCGCCGTGAGCAGCTCGGCATCGGCCTGCTTGACCGTCACGACCGGCTTGACCGCCCGCGTGTCCAGCAGCCTCAACCGTGATGGCAGCGCCTTGAGCCTGCCCATCGAGAGAACCGCCGGACGCCCCGGTTGCGGCTGCAGAGCGTCCGGCCTGACGGCTCCTAGCCCGGCTGTCCGGCGGGGACGCCGGTCCGGTAGCCGCCATTGACGTAGAGATCGTGCCCGACGCCACGCCCCACAAAGCTCATCACCTGCACCTGGCCCCGGTCCCTAATGACCAGCGCATGGGCCACCCGGTCCATGTCGAGCGACACACCGGCATCCACACCCACCAGCGGAGTGGACCAGGCGAAGACGGCAGGCCCGGCCGCGAGGGCCGCCCCGGCAAAGGCCAGCGGCAGGAACAGGCAGGCGAGGGCGAGCACAAAGTGACGCTTCAGGTGCGACATGGCAGAGCCTTTCGGTTGGGAAAAGCGGCCAATTGGCCGGTTATGGACAGGGACCCGCGGGACCAGCCTCAGGGTGGCGAGCACCCGGAAAAGCGAAACGCGCCGGGCGGGTGCCGCAGCGCGTTGAAGTCCCTATTGGGATGCCTCTCATGTACCGCAAATTTCTGGTGCACGTCAACTTTCCCGGTCTTCTGCCGGTTTGCGCCCCATGGCGGACGAATCAGCCGAGCCATCCTTCTCCTCGAACCCCGAGCACCACCAGTCCGTGAAGAAGTAGCCCAGCACCGGCCCAAGCGGGCCACAGCTGAGGGAGACGATCGACACTAGGACGAAATCGACGCCGTCCAGCGGCCGGGGCCTGTTGCCGAAGGCCAGGCTCAGCCGTGTCGCTCCCCATCTGACGACGAGAGCGTTGAGGATGAACGCCGGAACGACCCAGGCGATGACACCGAAGATGACAATCACGCTCATCGCTCCGCCTCCCCATCCAGCCGCGTTCCCTCAGCATCCCGAGCCCCGCCTCGAACACTGCCTCTTCCCGCGGTCGCCACCACGACGCCGCGCGGCCCGGTGCCCCAGAGCGTCGGCAGCGCCAGCGGCACGGCCACCGCCGCCGCGCGCATCTCTTCGATCGAGCGCCCGGCATGCCGCCGCCGCGCCCTTTCCGCATCGCGGTCCGGCCGCATCCAGGGCTGCGGTTCGCTCGAGGCTTCGGCCGCTTCCATGCCGTGCACCACCGGCGCCGGCAGATCCCACGGGCATTCCGGCGCGCGCGGCCCGGTGGCCTTGCGGCTCCACATCCCGCCCTCGTTCACCCCGGCATTGACCAGCGGCACCAGCGCGACGAGCCCGCCGCGCCACAGCGTCCACTGCGCCCGGGCGAACTGGATCGATTCCCGCCGCTGCGAAAACCCCAGCAGGTCGTAGAGCGGCCGCCGCTCGCTGCGCCGGTTGCCCGGCACCGCATAGTCCCAGCGCTGCCGGCCGCGCTTGTCGCGCAGCGGCTCGGGCTCGCCCAGCGCCTCGTCGGCGCCTTCCGGCCGCAGCCCCGCCCGGCCATACTGGATCACCAGCACCCGCTCCCCCGCCGGCAGCCGGTCGATGGCGTTGCGCACCACCATGGCGTCCGGGTCGGTCAGCAGCGCCATCGAGGGGCTCGCCACCACGCCGCCTTCGTCCACCATCGTCCCCTGCGCCGCCAGTTTGCTCAGCGCGCTGTCCTTGCCGCTCGAATCCCACCCCGTGCCCTGGTCCCGCAGCGACCACGTCACCAGCTGCTCGATATCCATGTTTCTTCTCCGAAATGGCGGTTGTCTCGCATAGGGGCTCGCAACTCGCCGTTAGCCCTTCCCCTCGCGACTCGCCGGTTTGCCTTCTTCCCCAGCCTCTTGGCGTCCCCGGTCGCCGATCGGCAGAGCGACCACCGCCACCTGCAACCGACGCTCGGCTTCCGCAACGAGTTCGGGATCGAAGTGCCAGTGTCCCCGGTCCGGCGGCTCCTTGCCGCCATGCCCGGCCCGATAGAGCACCACGCATTCCCGGAACAGGGGCGTGTCCGAGGTGACCTTGACGCGGATCGTCGCCCCATGCCGCACCGCCTCGGCCGTCACGGCGTGACGCTGCCGCCGGAGACGGGGGGTTTGGGGGGTAGTGTTTTTCTTTAGGGGGTGTGGGGGAACTTCTTTTTGCGTCACCCCGTCACCGCGTGACGTCACGTGACCAGGTGGCGGCTGCTTGCCAGGGGGCTCGTACCTCGCTGGGGTGCTGCCCGACGCTTCCACAATTTCAGGTATCGCAGGCAGTTCCGCCCGTTTCCTCACGTGATCTCTGAGCGTCACCACGACGTCACCGCCGTCACGGACCTTCGCCGGTGACGTCACAGTGTCGAGTGGGCGGCCGTCGCCGCCACTACCCGCGAGTCGGCGCGCCTCTTCAGCGCCGGCCGCCAGTTCAAACCGTTTCCGCGCCCGCCAGCGGGCCGTGCGCTCGGCCCCCTTGCTCCGCAGCTCCTGCAGTGCCGCGGTGCCCTGTTGCGCCGCTGCCGCAGCACCGGCCAGCGCCACGAACCCGGCCGCCACCCGGCCGACGAGATCGGGTGCTGTGCCCGATCGCACGAGATCCGCGATGATGCAACCGATATCGGGCTGCCTGGGCATGGAGGCCGTCTCGCGAAGGGGCTCGCGACTCGCTTGGGTCGGTCTCATCAGCTGCACCCCGTCGTCTGAAAGCAGTCCTGGCAGGTGGCGCACTTGCCGGTGCGCACCATCCGCATCGAGCCACACTGGCCGCACGGGTCACCCGTGAACCCCTGCTGCTGCGCCTGCGCCGGGTTCAGCTTGGGCGCCCCGAGGTCGGTCGGGCCGGGCACTGGCGCGGCAGGCTCTTGCGTCAGCTCGGCCCACGCCGCCAGCACCCGCTGCATCGCCGCGTCGTGGCCGTCGCGGGCCAGCAGTTGCACGATGCCATTGGCGGCAGCCAGCGACCCGGCGGTGAAGCCGGAATCATAGTCGGGAGAGAATTCAGCCATGGGCCACCTCGAACAGCGTGCCCCGGTCGCGCTGCGCCGCGAGGGCGCCGGCGCAGGCCGGGTTGATCCAGAGAACTTCGATGCGGGGTCGTGCCCCATCGGCGAGCGCCTCGCGCTCCACCCGGGTCCAGCCCGGCAGGCTTTCATCGTACAGCGGGTGCGGATAGCCCGAGAGCACCACCATGCCGTTGAGCGTGCCGAGAAACGACAGCAGCGCCGCGTGGTCGGCGTCGTTCAGCTCGTGCCGGTACATCCGGTACTTGCCGTCATATTTGTTGGCCGGCGACCGGGTGTCCTGCATGTAGGGTGGATCGACATAGTGCAATGTCTCCGGCCCATCATGCGCCGCCATCACCCGCTGGGCATGGCGATGCTCGACAACAACGCCGCGGAAGCGTTCGACGATACCCGCCAGGGCGTCGGGATAGTTGGCCCAATCCTCCGCCGGCGTTGTGCCCGAGCGCGATGAGTTCGCCCGGAAGCCGGTGGTCTTGTGGCCACGGCCCAGCGAGGAATGGGCATTGGACCCAAACCCCATGAACGCCCGGATGATCAGCCGGCGCGACCGCTCGACCAGATCGTCGGTCTCATCCCAACCGATCTCGAATTCGGCCCGCGCGAACGGCGTAAGCTCAAGCCGCCGCATGAGCTCGCCCCCCCCCCGCGGGTCCTGCAGCACGCGGAACAGCGTCACCACGTCATCGTCGAGATCGTTGTAGATCTCGGCATAGGCGCGCGGCTTGCGCAGCAGCACCGATGCGGCGCCGCCGAACGGCTCGACATAGACCCGGTGCGGCGGAAAATGCGCAATGATCCATGGCGCCAGCAGCCACTTGCCGCCATGCCAGCGGAGCACGGAACGGGTAGGAGTCTGCTCAGCCATGCCCAGCCCTCTGGTCACACAGTGAGCGCAGGTTGGGCAGTGCATCAGCACCACCGTCTCGCCGTCGCTTGATATGATCGACGGTGTTCGCCTTGCGATTGCAGCCAGGCACCACGCATATGCCACCATCAATGGCGAGCCGCTGCGCTCTTAGCTTTCGCCATGCTGCTGTCTGGTAATAGGGATCGCTCATCCTCGCCGCTCCCTGTCAGGTGGCTCGGTTCTTGCCCCTCGCTCCCTCTCGAAAGCCCCTTGCGATCTATCAACGCGCTCAAATCTATCAGTATGATTAGACTGGTTTACCGTGGTGGGACATTCATGTCCCCCTATCGATGATGGCCGGCGCTTGGGCCCCATCTTGATCCACGTCACCCATTCGGCAGACACAACCACCACGACGTTAGCCAGGTGCTTGCGCCCTTGCACTGGCCTCTGGTGCACCTTGATCCATCCCAGCTCGGCGAGGCGATCCTGTGCCCGCTTGGCAGTCTTGCGGCACATGCCACCACGGGCGGCGATCTCGTCGAGTGTGAGGCGGCAATCACCAGTGCGGTGCACCTCGTCTGTGATGATGCGCGCATAGGCCCGCTGGCTTTCCGTAACCTGCCCGCACAAAGCGACTGCTGACCTCGTCGCGCGCAACCGGGCGGACGTGGTGGCGTTGGCCGCCACCGCCAGTTCTCGCCCGCCATGCCCGTCCGCCAGCATCCGGACCAGCTCGGCGCTGTCCTCCTGCCCTTCCAGATAGGCCTGATCGATCGCCGCGTCCCAGAGCGCCAGGAACTGCTCCCTGTCCCCGGCTTCGCCGGCAAGCTGCGGCAGCAGCCATTCGAGCATGCGGGTCTTCCATTCGATCCGCTGGCCGATGTTCCTCACAGCGCTCCCCCATGCCCGCCAGCCGGCCGATATTCCGTCCGCGCCAGATTGCCAAACCGCGTGAACCGGCTCTCAAAGCTCAGCTGCACCGTGCCGGTCGGGCCGTGGCG